GAGATAATGATTAAGATGCAGGAAATGAAGCTGCAAGAACAAGCGCTTCAACTACAAATGCAAGATTCACAAATGCGTGCGGCTGAGAAGATGCAAGAACTGACTCTCAAGCAACATGAACTCGAAGTTAAGGTCGGTCATGATCAAGAGCGCGTATCCATGGAATGGCACAAGATCGAAGCGCTCAAACTAGAAGCCGCCGCCAAGCTTGAAGAACAGGAAATGAGATTCAAAGCTGAAATGGCACGCATTAGTCAAGATGCTGATACAGCGCATGCGAATAATCTAGTTAAGTTATTGATACACGCAAACCCACACGAAAAGAAATTATCCCCCAAGGAAGGTAAGTAACCTATGAGTTTAAACAATGTTGATGATTTATTGATTAAAGTACAAAACAACGAGCCTGTTGAGCCGGTATCTATAGAAACCAAGGCAGAATCAATGCCGGAAGACACCACTTCAGATGCAATAGACGCCGAACCTGATGAGCTACTCACACATTTAGAGAAATTCCGCAAAGACAAAGAAGAATTTCTAGCTAAACAGGGCGAAGAAACGCCGCAAGAAGACAAAGCAGACGACTTAAGTACTCAAGATAAGACTGACGACAATAGTCGCGCTGAAGAAACAGACGAATACGGCAACAAAGTACCCAAATCTAAGGTTTACACTGAGGAAGAAGTACAAGCGATGATACGCAAGCGCTTAAAGTTACATCATGAAGAACGCCAAGCGCCACCACCGCCGCAATATCAGCCTCAACAACAGCAATACCAACCACAAGAGGAGATTAGCCATGACCAATCTGCTGAATTACCTTGGGAAGTTCAACTTGAAGGTCATATTAAGCAAACTGTACAGAAGCTTGAGACTGAGAAAGCCCAGCATGCCTGGCAAGCTGAGCAACAACGTGTACAGCAGGAGTTCGAGCATAAATTCACGTCTGGGATGTCAAAGTATTCAGACTTCAATGAAGTGGTTGCAGGAAAGCCCATCACAAATGGCATAATGATGGCCGCTCGAAGCATGGCTGACCCCGCAGCATTCATCTACGCCGCAGCTAAGCAGCAACCCAAAGAACTTGAACGCATTGCATCAATTAGCGATCCGTACGTGCAAGCCGCAGAAGTTGGACGTCTTGAGGAGCGCATGAAGAAAGCTCGCACGATATCCAAAGCGCCAAAGCCCCCGACACAAACGCGAGGTGATATGGCAGACAAGGGTTCGACAAAAGCCAGTCTAGATGACTTGATTCGACATGATGCAAAACGTAAACTAGGCAGAAGGTAATATGGACTTAGAAGAATTCAAGGACTACATTGTAAAGCAAAGGAGATGCAACAATGATAAACGAAACACCGCCCAAGATGACCAAAGAGAACGCACAGATGTGGAAAGAAACCAATCTGATGAATCGCTATACCGAGACTACACGAGTCGAACCTGTACTACGCTTTAATCCGCCAGCGCCTAAGCAGAAAACCTACTTGGGAGAAATCAGCTAATGTCTAATCACAGACAAGATGAATTCACGCCCAAGATGATTGCTCGACATAACGCCATGCCCGAAGGCAATGCACGCAAGTCAAGCGGCATGGATCGCGGCAAGTACGAGAACTATTGTCCGCCAGTGCCAGGCCAAGGCGAGTATGATAGTGTTGTTATGGCTAAAGAATCAGGGAATGACTAATGAGCAAACTAACCTCTGAAAAGCGCAAGCACATTCCCAAAAAGGAATTTGGCATGCCTGGTGAAAAGAAATATCCGATGCCAGATAAATCTCATGCTAGGAACGCTAAAGCTCGGGCATCTGAAATGGAGCATAAGGGCAAACTCTCTGAATCCAGCAAAGCCAAGATAGATGCTAAGGCTAATAAGGTTTTAGGTCGCGGTCACACGGAGCATCGATAATGCAATATCCCAAGCCCACTCAAGGTGAAATGACCCAAGCCCGCTATGCTGGTGACGGTCGCCCGAACTATGAGGAAACCCAGAAGTTTCCAGAGCGATGGACGGATATGGCAAATGAAGGGCCTGGTGAGCCAACGTACATGTATCACAAAGATCGTTATAGTGAGTATAGATAGTTACGGCCAACGATACTTTTGAGGTGTTTACCGTACCAGCGTAGCGAAACGGTGTTAAGTATCAAGGCCACCAATTTATGGGGTGCGCCAGTAGGTAACGAGAGGCCTTCAGTTTTATAATCTCGTCGTCTCGTGAAGATGCGGTGAGAGAGATTATTGATTACTGCCAATCATGTGCCCCACCAATTAACCAAGGAGATCCATATGAAGAAGAAAGACGAAAAGAAGATGCCAAAGAAAGATGAAAAGAAAATGCCAATGAAGAAAGGTAAGTGCTAATGACTGATACATTCAAGAAAGTTTATACAGTTATGCCGGATGAGATTAAATCCAAAATATTTAACATGAAAGAATGTGCTGAAGCATTGAAATATTTCTTTGATCAAGTCAATAGCAGGGAAATGTCTATTGCCCAAACCAACCTTGAGCAAGCTATGATGTGGGCGACTAAAGCTTGGGTACTTGAAGGGGATAAACAGAATGCCGCTAATCAAGTCTAAATCTAAGAAAGCCATTGGTAAAAACATTGCTGCGGAAGAATTGGCGGGAAAGCCAAAAGCCCAAAGTATAGCCATAGCATTAGACGTGGCTCGTCGCGCTGGTGCTAAAATACCCAAAGGCAAATCGCGCAAGACCGAAGGCAATAGCAATCCAAAGCGTGCTGGTGAGCGTGGTTAATAGATGCGAAATATAAAAATAGATTTGGAAAACAATAGAGAGGAACTTTTAGAGTTAGCATTAACTCCTGGTGACTTTAGGACTATATCATTAACATTTGGAAATCAACCAAGTGTATTTTTTAGAACTGCTGATTTTGTACGTGCTGTTGATAGTATAAGAGAATTTTGCAAAGGCACTATATGCGAACTTGATTAATATTTGTGACTCACGATAATTGCCCTTATAGTGAGTCACAGAACCAACCTATTGAGCAAATAACTTGCCAATAATATAAACATATTCATAATAATACCATACTATGTAATCAATTACGGAAAAGTTAAATGACTCAGTGGATATCAGTTAAAGATCAATTACCTGAAAATAACAAAGAATATTTAGTATACTGCAAGCATGGAGTCTATATAGATCATTTCTTGCCCTCTTTGAAGTCTTTTGTCAACGATGGCGTAACCCACTGGATGCCATTACCAGAACCAACGAAGGATGAATCATGATCGACAATGTAAACCACCCACCGCACTACACATCCTCACCCGCAAGATGCTCTCATTGCACTACCACCATAGAATGCATTGATGTCACGCGACACATGGGCTTTAGTTTGGGCAATGCTGTAAAGTACCTCTGGCGTTACCAGCTCAAGAACGGCCTAGAGGATTTACGCAAGGCGCGATGGTATTTAGAAGATCTTATTGAACAACTGGAGAATCAAGAATGAGAGACGAAAACGGCATTGAAATGACCGAAGATCAAATCCTAGAAGAAGCCTGCGAGCTATTATCTGGCGTTTGTGAATTACTGTACGAAACCACTGAAGAAACATCCCATGCCGCAGCATACATGGCTGATGCGTGCTTGAAATATCTACAAGTGATTAGACTTGGCTGCAATGTGCTCTCAGCCGCAGCCGACTATCAGGCTTTTGAAGAAGATGTCTATCAAGCCAAATTAGCTGCACGAGATGAACAATCTGGAATGAATTAAGCTAGGAACAATATGGAAAAGTTCAAGAAATCATGCAATTTATGTCAAAAAGACTATGAAACTATCCGCAAACAGCAGCGCTACTGCTCGCTAGGATGCTCCTATAGAGCCAAGAACAAATCCTCATTCAACACTTGGATGTGGCAGAAAGAGCGTGTAGCTGATGCAGTTTTTGCTGAAGGCGTCGCAATAAGGCGCAGCAGACCCGAGAACGAAAGCGCTGGGCTTAATCTTGACCGAGAGCGTTATTCTGAGTGATTAATGAAGATCGACTGATTTAATGGCTGTTTTAATTTGTTCAAATACACTAAGAACTTCATCTTTAACGGATTCCACATAATCAAGTTGGATACTTTTGTCTTTGCATATCTTCGCATTGGCCATGACTACTGAACCAAGAAAGTTAAGAGTGGCCGCTTGGAGAGCATTTAAGACCTCTAGGCTGGTATTCTGTTTACGTACGAATTTATCGGACTCTCTAACAAGAATTTCTAAAATGGATTCAGACAGGGGTTTCATTCATATCCTTAATAACTCTAAAACATATTTCTAGCAATACTAAGATTATAGCATGCTGTGGTCGAATTCGGCTAAGTATTTAACTACCAATGACCTACTAATTGTTACTGAATTGGTAGTTAAGATTGTTTGTGTTTTTCTAGATATGCGATTGCTGATTGCAGAATAGTTATGGATTCTTTTAAATAGCCTATACCTGTATTGCAGGAGGCGCATATCAAGCCTCTGACAACATGAGTTATATGACAATGATCTACAGCTAATTTTTTTAAGTCTACTTTGTTATTGCATCGCATAGTCTCAGGTTGATTACATATTGCGCATAACCCATTCTGATTTTTGAGCATTTGATTATAAGTGTCTCGCCCTGCCATGCCTTGGTATCTTCCAAGAACATAAGTTTCTCTTGTGCACTGTTTGCAATTATATGAAGTGACAGCATTTTTATAATATTTTGGATAAACCTCTTTTATAGTTAAATGACCATGATTCTTGCAGTCTTTTACTATCCCTTCTGGCAATCCTGGTTTCGGTACATAAACATTTGACTCACCTGTATAGCTAGGTAAATCATAAGAATTAAATTTCTTCATTCTCCATTTGTGAGTTCCACAAACCGTTCCTTTATAAGTTATTTTATTTTTGCAATTTGTTACCCTGCAATATTCGCCTCTGGCCATAAATTCCTCAACTATTGATTTTGTCTAATTTGTAAGCGCATAATGTACTCAATTGGTGTGTAGCAACAGAAGATTCCACCACCTTCGTAAGCGCGTATAGTAGCTGATCCGCTTCGGCAATGCAATAAATAACGCTCATTTCGAGCATTAATTACCCATTGTTGATAAGGATATCAGTCATGCCGAACATTTTTGCTACAACCCAGTACGTACTTGATGAAGTTTTCATCAGATTTGTTAACTACCTTTCGCATGCCAAGGTCGCGAATCGCAATCTCGAAGGTGACTTCAAAGGTTTAAAATACGCAACCGGTCAAACCATTAACTACCGTTTAGAAGAGCGCTATTTGGGCGGACGCGGCGCAACAGCAGTATCTGAAGCTCGCGTACAGGTTATTCGTCCATTAACTATCACCACACAGTTTCACACCATGGTTGAGTTCGACGGCTTTGAATTAACATTCGACCGCGCACGTGATGAGCCGTACTTGGATATGATGTTAAATCCTCGTGCTAAGACCCTCGCTAATGATGTTGAGAAGTTCATCGCTACAGAAAATTTCCAGCTCCAAACCTACCAAGCAGTCGGAACCCCAGGTGTGCCAATTACTTTCGACACCATCACCCTCGCTGATGCGTACATGACTGAATTGGGCATTCCAGAAGACGGCAATAGATTCTTTGCTAATCCTCCAAGAGTGTCAGCTTCCCTATCTAACCAATTAAGCACCGTGTTTAACCAAACCGTTAACCGTGGCGCATTAATGGATGGATTCATTGGGCATTTGAGTGGATTTGATTTCTTCAAAACCAACTTCTACAAACGCCAAATCGCGGGTGCTGGTGGATCAGTTGTAACACCACCAACAGGCTTTAAAGATGGCGGACAAGTTACCAACGGCCCAATATCTGGTGGTAACACAATCTCTGTCACAGGCGTTGCAGCTGCAAGTCTGGTATTTAGAAAGGGTGACATCATCGAAATAGCTGACGCTGCTGGCGTGTTTATGGTTAATCCATTGACCTACGATCCATTAGTACAAAGAGCACAGTTCGTGGTAACAGCAGATGTTATCTCAACAGGTGGTGGAACAGCTGATATTCCAGTTAACCCAACCATTGTGGTATCCGGTGCGAGACAAAACATCTCTGCGGCGATTCCAAATGGTGCGCAAATCTGGTTGTATGAAGATCACAATGTGTCCATTGCATTCCATAACCAAGCTATTGTATTTGCGGCTCCTCCTATCAAGGAACTCAAAGGTGGTGTTGAAGCTGTGACCAGCTATAGCGATCTCTACAAAATGTCCATGACCTATTCTTTGGGTGCTGACATTCGAAACTACATCCAACTGGATCGTATTGACGTCATCGGTGGTGTCTCAATCAATCCTGAGTTTGCAGTTCGAGTCATTTCTTAATATCTGAGTCAAAGGGGTGGGAAATCCTGCCCCTTAATTTTGGAGTTATGTATGAACCAAGAAAAAAAATCCAACTCACCTCAAGTGTTCTACAATGACCGCTGGGTTGATAGGAATCACTTCACAGCATTTGTTTATAAGGACGCTGAACAGCGTTTGGCGAAATCCTACAAAGAATATCAAGACCTCATTGCGACCGGACTATGGTTTGACAACCGATCTCTCGCGATGGAGACGAAACTCGAAGCTCCACAAGCAGAAATACTGGAACTAAAAAAGCCCAAGGCAAGGAAGCCTTCAAATGGTGCAAACAGTTAAACAATTTGTAACCGATGCTTACCAACTCATCAGCGCTAATACACCAACAGTGCCGTTGCAAGGCAATGACATGCTGAAAGGCGTGCAGTTTCTTAATCAGTTGTTAAAACACTATTCTGCTACGGGTCTTATGCTCACTGTTGCGAAGGAGGTTGTTTATACCCTCGCAATTGGTCAATCTACAGTGACGTTTGCTGATCCTGATTATACTGGCATTGCGGATGTTAAAACCGGCCGATTGGCTAATTTGGCTGACGCATGGTTGCTACTGGATAACGTGACATACCCGCTTATTATTGAGAACCGCGATGTATTCCAAGGCAGTTACAAATTCGATCCGCAAGTGGGTTTGCCAAGATTTGTCATAGTCTACAATGAAACCGACTTAACCAGACTGCGACTCTACCCAGGCGCATCGCAGGTATATGAGCTGCATGTCTATGGTAAGTTCGAACTATCAGTCTTAACTGAAAATGATGATATGTCATCGTTGCCGTTGTACTACCAGCTGTTTTTCCAATTCGCCGTAGCAAGGTATTTAGCAGCCTTTAAGGGCCGCGCAGCCGCTTGGACGCAGTTTCTCCAAGACCAATACAACGAAGCCAAGCAAGACATGGAATCTGTCAGTGCTGTTAATGTTGTTATTCAATCAACGACTGAGAGCCTTCTTAATGGTGCATTCAGAGTAAGGGCTGGAATTTAATGACTATTCAACCATGCCCCATCATTGGTCAATACGACATCCAGCGCTTTCCGCAATTCTCTCCGGAAGATTGTGCAAATCTTGTTTTACAGCAAGCGCCTTCTGGTAAGAAGAAACTCGCTCTTTATCCTACAATGGGCCGGCATCATGTCTCACAGAATGGTTTGAACAGACTCATCTTTGCAGCTGAGTCACGCGGTTTATTTAGATCTGTGAATTATTGGTATAACGTGGTTAACAATTCCATCTTCAGAATTGACTCCCAAAATAATGAAGTTGAAATTGCTAATAACGGCTTGTCAACAGTGATTGGTAATGTTTACTTCACCTATATCATTGCAGTGAACATCACCTATGCGGTGTTTGTTGATGGTCAGAAAATTTATGTTTATCACGAACCTGACGTATCTAATCTAGGGCAATTCTATACGGTTACTGACCCTAATGCGCCGAAGAAACCCACCTTTGTCGCTACGTTTGGCAATAGAGTCGTGGTCTCTAACCAAGACAGTTCGCAGTTTAATCTGACGCAGATATTTCTTGGTGGTGCGCTGTTCGACCCTAATAAGGTATTCACGATTGCTGGTGCGCCGGTCTTTGCCCAAGCATCTGGAATCATTCGACAATTTGGTGTGGTCAACAGCACACTCTATATGTTTACGGATTTCAATGTCGATATTTGGAATGAGATACAGTCACAATTAGTACCTGCTGGTCAAACAGCGCCAGTGACATTCCCCTGGAAGAAAAACACCACCTACGATTGGGGCTTCGGTATGGCTGACCCGCAATCCTTGGATGTGTCCTTCAACCGCATGACATGGGTGGCACAGAATAAAGACGGTCTCTTCCAAATTATGACGACTCAAGGTGGCTTGCCTGAAAAGATCTCCTCTAAAGCCATCGACGTGCTATTCCAGAAATACTCCAATGCTGGGCTGAATAATCCATTCTTGGCGGGTAATACGGCGGGGTTTCACTATGAGTATGAGAACACTATCTATTATAGACTCTCAGCTGGTGACTATGATTCCACCCAAATACTTGACCAGCTTCAGAATAGCAATAGCATTGAATACAGCTTTGATACGCAATCATGGAGTCGCTGCATTGAAGCCAATGGTGGGCGCAACAGAATCCAAAAGCATGTGTTCTTTAATAAAAAGCATTATGTCTCTGTCGACCGTGACAACACCGTCTATGAAATGTCCGGCGCATTCTACGACAACGAAATAACCAATCCCGCGCAGCCCAATCCACAGGCAGTTGATGCGTATATCAGCGAGCCATTTAGATACGAGCG